CCTGGTTTTGCAGATATGTTTGATAGCATGGTTGCACTAAATGGCGCAATTGACCCAACTAATGAAGCAATGAAAGGGTTGTATGCCGCGGCACCAGAGGCTGCTGAATCTATGAGTCAGGCAGCAAAATTAATGAACCAAGGTGACATTGAAGGTGCTAATCGAATGATGGAGCAAGCACAGGCTCAAGCATTGGCAAGAATGGATTCTGATGAATACCTAAGTGTAGCAAGACTGGGCGGACTAGCAGGCGCAGTTGGTACAGCAAGTTCGGATTTACTAGAAGTTAATCAAGACTTTTTAGATGCAATTAAAACTCAAATTGATGGTAATAACAGAGCTGGTGCAAGTGCAGAAGAATTTGCAAATGCGTTAAACAGGGCAAGAGAAAATATTGCTACAGCACAAAATAACACACAAAGCTCTCCAACTATGGGAGGTGTTGTTGCAACTGAAACAATGATTAGAGATACTGCTAGTGCTTTAGTAACAGAAATTGGCACTCAGTTTAGAACACAAATCGAAGGTGGAATGTTAGCTGTAAGAGATACAGTATTAAACAGCGAAATCGATCAAACAGTTCAAGATGTTATAAGAGGCGCAGGATCGATTATAGATCCTTCTGGTGTAGATGGAATAATAAACGGATTACAAAATATTATTAATGATCCTGAAGCAAGCGAGCAATCTAAAGCCAATGCTCAACAATTATCAGAAATACTACAAGAACAAAGAGCAATACTTGTTGATTTAAATTCTTCACAAGCAGAAAAAGAAGCGGCTCTAGCATCTATCCAAGCAATATCACTAGAAGCACAAAATGATGTTACAAGAGTTCGCGAAGATATGCAACAAAATGATATTAATTTGGTTAACAGTTTAGTTGAAAGTGTAGGCACTGCTATTACTGATGCATTTAATAGTATTTTTGGTAACGGAACTACAATACCAGACGCAGAATTTCCTAACGCACAATTTCCAGAAGGGTCACCTCCTACTCAGATGAACAACGGTACAGTTGGCGAATTTGGTAGACTATTTGCTGATTTTGGCGAAGGTACATCAGCAACATTACATAACAACGAAATGGTAGCAAACGAAGCTCAAATGCGAGAAGGTGTAAGAGAACTTACAAGTAGAATACAAAGTAGAGCAATTACTGCTCGTGCGAATCAACCTGCTCCTAACCAAGATTTTTCAGAAGTTATAAATCAACTTAGAACAATGCTTCAAGAATCAGGCAGTCAGGGACAAGAAATGTTAAATACTACACTACAAGAATTAGCTGGCGTAGCACATAGACAGCTTGATGTTCAGTCTAAGAACTTACGTGCTTCTAGAAATTTAAGTGGAAATGTGTTTAAAGGCTTAGGATTTTAATAGATGAGTTGGAAAAAATATTTTACTCCTGTTCAAACTGGTGATAATACATCAGGAAGCTTCTCTCCTTTTTCTAATACTAGAGGAGGACAGCCAGGACCTGCACGTACAAATTATAGTTCATATTTGCCAGATGTATACGTAGGATCGCCCAACCGTGTTGAAAGATACGGACATTATAATACAATGGATTTAGATTCTGAAGTAAATGCGGCATTAGACATTCTTGCAGAATTTTGCACACAAAAGAATGACCAAAACGGAACAAACTTCAAGTTCGAATTTACCAAAAGTGCAACCAACTCAGAAGTACAAATTTTAAGTCAGTACCTCAAACAATGGTACAAACTCAATAACTTTGAAACTAGAATGTTCAGAGTATTGCGTAATGTATTCAAGTATGGTGATCAAATCTTTTTAAGAGATCCAGAAACAAAAAAATTATTTCATATTGATCCAGCTAAAGTTAAAAGAATTATTGTAAATGAATCAGAAGGTAAAACTCCTGAGCAATATATTGTTAGAGATATAAACTTTAACTTTAGAGATTTAGTAGCTACAACGCCTCATCAAACAAATGGAAACATTACTGGAGGCGGAGAAGGTTATATCACCGGCGGTGTTAGAGGCATGGTAGGACAACCTAATCAAGCAACCTCCGGCAGTCGTTTTTCACTAGAAGATGGTGAAATAGCTATTGATGCAAAACATATTATACATCTAAGTTTATCAGAAGGTCTTGATAATAACTATCCATTTGGTAATAGCTTGCTTGAAACAGTATTTAAAGTGTACAAGCAAAAAGAATTGCTTGAAGATGCAATTATTATCTACAGAGTGCAACGAGCACCTGAAAGGAGAGTATTCTACGTTGATGTGGGCAACATGCCATCACACCTTGCTATGCAATTTGTTGAGCGTGTTAAAACGGAAATACACCAAAGACGTATCCCATCCGCGACTGGGGGCGGTCAGAATGTCATAGACTCTAGTTACAATCCTCTATCAATCAACGAAGATTACTTTTTCCCTCAAACTGCTGAAGGCCGTGGCAGTAAAGTTGAAACACTACCAGGAGGAACTAATCTCGGAGAAATTGACGACTTAAGATATTTTACAAATAAACTTGTACGCGGTTTGCGTATACCTAGCTCATACTTACCAACAGGTGCAGACGATGGCGCAACATCTTATAATGACGGTCGTGTTGGTACTGCATACATTCAAGAACTTCGTTTTAACACATACTGTGAACGCTTGCAAGGTCTTGTAATAGAAGATTTAAATCAAGAATTTAAACGTTACTTGTTAGAAAAAGGTGTAAACATTGATACTAACATGTTTGATCTTGTGTTTGAACCTCCGCAAAACTTTGCTAGTTACAGACAGGCAGAACTTGACAACAGTCGTGTTCCAACATTTACACAAATGAGTGCTATACCTTATGTTGCTAATAGATTTGCGTTAAAACGTTTCTTAGGTTTAACTGATGAAGAAATTGCAGAAAATGAAGTTCTATGGCGCGAAGAAAATGATGAAAACATTGAACCAAATGCCGAAGACGCCGCCGCCGAAATGAGAGGCGCAGGAATTAGTTCAGCAGGTATAAGTGCAGATCTAGGTGGACTTGAAGACGAAGCACCTGACACAGGTGGAGAACTAGACGGCGGTGACACTGCCGGACCAGAATCAGCTACAACCGCTCCTCCAGGAGGCGGAGGTGATACTGGTGGCGATATACAGATTTAAAGATAAATATTATCATGAACTTAAGAGAGATATTTTACATAGATAGAGATAGCCTTGAAAACGTGATAGACGATAGATATGATCCCGTCTATGACGATTCTATTGTCGATCTAGATGACACACGTAAAACTCGATTAACACTTCGCCAGATTAACCGTGCTCGCAAGGCCGCTGAAGTACATACAAAAGCAAAAGAAAACGAACTTGAGTTTGTTAGACAGATGTATGGACTGGCAGCTCAGGCTGCCGCGGGTGGCGGATTGTAATGCCGAAGATAGATAAGTCTAAATATACAAAAGAAGAATTCCAAAAAATAAGAGACGCAAGAAGAGCAGAAAAAGCTAAACAGCGTAGTCTTAAACTTCAAAAAGAAATAACAGAAAGCAAATCAAATCCTTTGCCTAATACCTCATCTAATACATGCTTTGTATTAGGAAATGGTGTAAGCAGGAAAGGTATACTACCTCAAGAACTTAATGTATACGGAAAGATATATGGCTGTAATGCATTATACAGAGAATACAATCCTGATTACTTGGTTGCAGTAGATGTTAAAATGATTTTAGAAATATCTAAATCAGGATATCAATATAATCATCATGTTTGGACCAATCCTAATAGAGCGTTTGCAAAAATACAAGGATTAAACTATTTTAGACCAAGTAAAGGGTGGAGTTCAGGACCAACTGCACTATGGCTTGCTAGTCAACATGCTCATAAGAGAGTTTTTATTTTAGGTTTTGATTTCAAAGGGTTAGACGATGGTAAACGTTTAAACAACGTTTATGCGGACACAAATAACTACAAAAAGTCATCAGATGGTGCAACTTTCTTTGGAAACTGGCTAAGACAAACTACAACTGTAGTTAGAGAAAATCCTTTTATAGATTTTTATAGAGTAATAATGCCTGATAATTATATTCCAGACGAACTAAATAAATTTAACAATTTGAAGCATATTTTTGTTGAAGATTTCAAAAAAATGTTCAATCTTTCCTAGCATATATGCAAAATGGCTCGTTTTGAGCCTATATCTACGTACTTTTTCTTATAAATAGTAAATAATATTGACAGCCTTACCATAGGTATAACATTTATAGGAGATACAAAATGGCAGATCAAAACAAGTTTGAAGAAATGCTTGAGCGCCTCATTGCTGAAGACAAAGCAGGTGCGGAAGAGCTTTTCCATGAAATCGTGGTAGAAAAATCACGTGAAATTTATGCTGACCTACTTGAAAGCGATGTAGAAGACGAAGAAGTAGATGAAGCAACAGATGAAGAAGTAGATGAGTCATCAGACGACGACAAAGAAGTTGAAGAAGCAAAAGACGAAGACGACGGCAAAGAAGTTGACGAAGGATTTGATCTTGACGAATTTGAAGTTGAAGCCGATGACGACATGGACGCTACAGACGACATGATGGGCGATATTGAAGTTCCAATGGACGGCGGCGACATGGACGGCATGGATATGGGTGACGAAGCTGAAGGTGACACTGAAGAGCGCATTGACGATCTTGAGGATGCACTAGAAAAACTACAACAAGATTTTGAAGAGCTACTAAACAAAGAAGGTGGCGATGACATGGACATGGGTGGCGAAGAAGGCGACGACATGGACATGGATATGGACGGTAGTGACGACGAAGAGGAAGCTGAAGAAGAATCAGTTGAATTAGAGTCAGCAGACGATGAAGAAACTAAAGAGTCTAGCAAATCACAAACCGAAACAATGAGAGAATATGTCGAAAAAGTAACTGCTAAAATGGGTGATACAGGTACAAACGGTACTAAGTCAGCTGTAGCAGGTAAAAACGACATGGGCGGATCTACTTCCAATATTGCACAAGGTGCAGACGGAGGTAATGGCGGTACACAAGGTGGACTAGCAAATCCTTCAGAAAAAGAAGATAATGCAGGAAACGTAAACGTACCAGGCGGTAAAGCATCTAAGTCGATGAAGAAC